GAACAGCCATCCCGCGACGAGAGTCGCGTCGCCTCGAAAGAGGGACCGGTGTCAGCCAAGACATCATCAGTGACCCGCGTGCTACCCAGGCGCGTGGGCCTCCCTTTGGGAGACAAATCGGGAGGGCCGTCAAGGCCCAAGGGCAACGCCAAGTTGGTGAGGCCCAATATAGTCGAGACGCAAGTCGAGACGCATAAAGCCGAGGAGAAATCCAAGGCAACCCAGGGCGGGTCAAAGCCGCCCAAACCGCAGGCGATCCCCTGCACAGACTGTGGCCAGAAGCGGCGGAGCAAGTTCTCCAAGACGCAATGGTCGCGGCCAGAGGATCAACCGCGCCGCTGCAAACAGTGCATCTCTAAGGCCCTAGCAGAGTCGAACCCCAAGACCGAACCGAAAGGCAAGGAAGAGGAGGAAGACCAGGTCCTCGAGATGTGCGAGGTAACTGAGAAGGCAGCGGAAGACGGAGGCCTTGATGAGGAATTTCCAACAATCAGAGAGGCAGCCGAGGAAAGGAGGGGAAGCAACGAGCTCCGGGCGAAAATCACCCGGGACGTGCGCATAAGCGCCGCCAAGCTTTTCCTCTGGGCCGCCAGCATAGTGGGCATGATTTATGGGCTGAATACGGCTCATGCCCTGTATTCAAAGACGCCGATGGAGATCATCTTCAGTCTGCACCTACACCATACGCTCAAGGGCGTGTGGATGATGGCGTGGGCGACGAGCGTACCCCGCTTCTTGGGAGTGGGGACGACCTACACAGATCTGTGGAGCATGTATCCGAGCCGGATGCTTGCGATGTGGATTGGAGGGACCTGGCCCTTTTGGCTGGGTTCCTCGCTCATATGGGCATGTGGGCCTTTTTGGAGATCTTTTACCACCATGGATAACGTGTCAGCCCAGGTCGTAGACCTGGCACGTGTTCAGGGGGTGGATGAAGAGTTGCTGGCGGCAATTGTCGTTAAAACAGCACTTTCGAACAAAACCCTCCTCACAGCGAAGGAGACGAGGTACCAAGCCATATCTTGGATCAAGCAGCATCGTGCGCGTTGGTCCGAGGTTAAGGCGCTCGACCAAGTCTCAAAAGTTGTGGCGGTCTGTGGGGGCATGACCCCACTTGAGGAAGCCTGGATGGGCTATTGGTCAGCCAATGCCATTCAAAGTGGGCTTTGGAGGGTGTTCGGATTCGTGACCGGAGGTATTCTGGGCGGCGGGGCTTCATTGCCCGTCGTCTAGGGTTCCCCCACGTCACGCCCAGCCATCTGTTCGGTCGAAAACCGAGAGGTGGTCTGGGAGAAGTTGGGAGAGGGCAACCGGTTCAAGACGAGCCGGTTGCCACGTGACGGAAGGGACGAACACAGAAAGAGGTGGACGCGTATCGCGCAGGTGGAGGCCCTCGGGTCTTACACGCCGATCGCCCATTTCAACTGTACCCACAACCAAAAACGTGCATTGACCAACAGGGTCTTGGGTGAAACACCACCCGTGACCGACCAGGGGATGGCGCGCATGAAAAGCGTCGCCAGGAGGATTGCCAAAAGGCTGCCCCGCACTCCAACCGAGGACTGGTACATCATGCCCGAAAGGTATACAGGCGCCAAACGCGCCAAGTACGTTCGGGCGACAGATGATGTCCTCAACTCCGGATCCGTCACTAAAGGGGACGCACGAATTCGCATGTTTGTGAAGTTCGAGCTGACCTGGAAGGCGGTGATGGAGGAGTTGCTGGCCTCCCCCTCTATGAGGAACACGGATCCTCGAGCCATACAATTTCGTGATCCAAAATATTGTGTGGCACTGGGACGATTCTTGCGTCCCATTGAGCATGTAATTTACAAGCTCCACGGTGATGGGCGTCTCCTACCGAAGACGCGCATCATCGGCAAGGGCCTCTCCCAGACAGGGAGGGCAAAACTACTACACCGCAAGTTCAAATCCTTTAAACGCGCGGCGGTCTTGACCATAGACTGCTCGCGATTTGATAAACATGTGACTGAAGGCCACCTAGAGTGTGAACATATGATCTATAGATCGATGAACCATTCTGCCTTATTGCGCTGGCTGCTTTCTTTGCAGTTGCGTAACCACGGCGAAACCGACAGGGGGTTGCGTTATGTCACTAAAGGGAAGAGAATGAGTGGGGATCTCAACACCGCCTTAGGCAATTGTCTGCTAATGATTATCATGGTCGCCGCCACCTTCTTGGAGGCTGACTTCACCTATGAGATGATCGATGATGGCGACGACTGCCTGGTGCTTGTGGAGGAAGAGGACGCCGCTGAAGCGGAACGCCTCCTCCTCTACTGGTTCAACGAGTTTGGCATGAAGCTCAAGATAGAGAACAGATCAACGACCATGGAGGGCGTAGTCTGGTGCCAGGCTCGACCGATCGAGATCTCCGACGGCGAGTGGAA